CGGGTTGACCCCTCTAAGAAATTCGCGAGATTTTGATATAATAAGTTTTTTAAACTATATTCTAAATCCGTATTTCCACTTGCTGATTATGATAGAAAAGCCCCTTTGGGGAAACTTGGTGCAAAACTGGAAGCTGCAGGTAAACTGCGTCTATTTGCGATGGTCGATGCATTCACTCAGTGATTGCTTGAACCTCTTCATCGATATTTGTTTTCTCTTTTGAGACTACATAAGATGGATGGAACGTTCGACCAACTGGCTCCGCTCTCACGGGCATGAAAGTTCAAAGCATTGTATAGCTTGGACCTCTCTGCCGCCACGGATCGGTTACCCATTAGATTGCAAGAAATGTTATTAGCTAATTTGCTAAATGACAAAGACTTCGCATCTGCGTGGGCCCGGTTACTGGTTAATCGTGATTATGCAGTCCCTCCGAAACGATCATATACAACTATCGGTAAAGAAGATCGAGATTGAAAATCAAGATCAGCTGAACCAAAGGTAGTAAGATACGCCGTTGGGCAACCAATGGGAGCTTTGAGCTCCTGAGCCATGTTAGCATTTACGCACCACTTTATTGTGCAGTGTGCCGCCTGAGAATGTCGGGTTGTCCCGAGCACAGTTCTTTATGAGGACTATGCAATATTAGGAGACGACGTCGTAATATTTAATGGCAAGGTAGCGAAACGCTACCTGAAAATTATTAAAGCCTTAGGGGTGGAATGCAATATGTTCAAATCTGTTATCAGTCTTATCAAAAATAAACTGGTTGCAGAATTTGCCAAAAAGACATTCCTTCGAGGTATAAATGTATCACCAGCCCCTTTAAAGGAGCTGTATTCAGCATTAACCTCCCTAGGTAATTTACGACAGTATTGTCGAGTATACAAGCTCGACTTTAATGATATGATTAGGCTAACAGGTGCCGGTTACAAGGTTATGGGTGGTTTAAATAAACCTCTCCATAAACAAAATAATTTGGTCCGACTACTTCATATAGTTTCGTTCATTCCTACCTCGGTCGCCGACATGGCGGAATTCTATAAAAGACTTCATTACCGAGTAAAAATGTTGCACCTACATAACGTCCTAGACGCCTTCATTAAATCTTATTTCACAAGGTTTTACCTTAGAGTAATCAGATGTATAGATCATTTAGAGAATTTGAGTGATGGGCATTATAACCAACCTGGAAATTTGGCTCCCTTTACGGGACCAGATAAATTCAAGTGGAGAGAAATCGAAAGAGATCTCTATCATATTGCTTATCATGATTACTATCTAAAGTCTTTACACGACTTGAAAGAAATCAAGCGACAAATCGAAGATTTACAGTCAGCGTCCGTAATTGGTATATGAAGATTGTTTGGAATAACTCTAAAATTAGAGAGAGAGTTAAGTAGTATTTCTACTACACTCTTCTTTCCTAATAAAATTGACTCTACTCCATCTCCAAATGCTAAGGAAGTTCGTTTCTGACGACAATTCTCGAGAGAATTGAAGACCATTCCTACTAAAACCTTAACTTCTAGCCAGCCATCGAAATTAACAATGTCTGGGATTCATCCTATGATGTTGTTTAGTATCCGGACCGCGGGAAGCTGGGTGCTGCGGAATTGACCTAGAATTAGATCAATTCTTAGACGTACCCCCCCAGTGATCATGAGACGGAAACCTTTAGGATTTTGA